ACCACTTTCTTCAAGTGATTTAGCATATCTTTGTGTAACGGTTTCAACAAATATGTTAAGTTGTCCTTGTGCTTTACTAAACTCTGTTGTGAATGTTCTTGGAACAGCTTCCAAATTACCACCAACCTCTTTTACCGCAGCACCTAACTTACCTTGTGCTCCCAAGAATGTTGTCAACACTCTGTTAAAATCTTCTACATTAAAGAATTTTTTTAATGGTGGGTCTATATCACTTAATTGTATAGCAAATTTTCTATAGTTTTCTACAACGGTTAAACCAGCGTTTACTGCGTCTTCACTAATTTTACCTTCCCTAAATAACCTAAAGAATGTGTTTTCAGCCTCTTTTGCGAATTCTCCAATATCTGTATTACCCGCAGTTAGTGCTCTGGCAATTTTGGGGATAAGTGTTAAGAATGCCTGACCGAATTCATCTGTCGTATCTATCGCAGTATTAAATGTTTCATCAAATTGTTGTAGTATTGTCTTTGGAAATGCTGTTTCAATTTGTGCTTCCAATTCAGCAATCCTTTCCCTGATTTTTGTTAAGAATTCAGGCTCTGGTGCTGACGCTTCAATAAACTCTTGTAGTTTAGATAATTCTTCAACCTGTTTCTTGTATGCTTCAGCCAGTCTTTCTTGTAATTTACTAGCGTTATCATTAGTCCTATTTGTTCTTTCAATTCTACTTTGATAATCACTAATTTGAGGTAAACTATCTCTTAACGCTTTTTCATATTCTTCTGTAAACTTATTAAGTGTTTCTTGACCTTCACTTAATGTTTTTTGTTTGTTTTCCAAACCTGTTAGAGCGTTTCTCGTAACAAAAGTTATTTGATTACCACCTGATAATATTTGATTGCCAAGAGTTTCCCAAAAACCTACATATTCATCAAGTGATTTACTAGTATCTTCAACTACTTGTTGCTGTTGTTTAATAACAAGTTGTCTTAAAGCTTCAGCCTTGGTTTGTGCTATAGTTAAGGCAATATTATCATCAATCGCTTGGTTGACGATATCAAGAGCATCTGCTCTATCCAAATCCAAACCTTCCAATTCAGGTAATAGTTTTGCCAACTCATCTAAACCTTCTTTTCTTGTCTTTTCATCCTCACTTAAATCATTTACAATTTTTTGTAATGCTCTTAATGGGACAATTTGTTCTTGAGACTTTTTAACCGCATCATCTAATGCTGTATTTAAATCTTCTTGTGATTGTGTTGCCGCATCTACATCCTGACTGAATGCGTAGGCTGCTGCCGCTGCGGCAGCTAATACCGTAACCAACGCTCCAATAGGATTTGCTGCTACAAGAGTAAAGAACGCCCTTGTGGCTGCTGTGGATGCGTTTGTGGCTAATGTCTGTGCCTTCTGTGCGATGGTTGTTGCTACAATCTTAATCTGTAGTGATGCTTCAGCAATCTGTCTTGCTCCAATCGCAACGGTGATAAGTTGTTGGGCTTTTAATTGGGCTTCAGCAACATCTTCACTCTCCACACCAAATGCGGATAACGCTGTTGTTGCCACAGCAAACGCTCCAACAATACCTTCCCCTAACTTAACAAAACCTTCAGCTTTCTGTTGGGGCTCCAAACCCTCAATTTCTTTATTTATTGTCTTTAACTGACTTTCTGCGCTTTGTATGTCTCTTGATAATGTTTGGAATTGTTGACTACCAACATCCAATCCTTTCAACTCATCTTTCGCTTGAGTTAAAGCACTTTCCAATTCATTTATAGAAGAGATGGATTGGTCTACACCATTTATCTTTAAGTTTATATTTAAATTTCTTGCCATCTTTTAATTTTACTATAAGTATTTTTTTATCCTATCAACAAGGTAGTCCTTTTGTTATACTACCACTACCAAATACTATGGATACACTATCTTCACAAGCACATAAGTATAAATAGTCACCAGGGTTTATTAAGACATTAGTTGTTGACAGACAATTACCACATGGTGAATAATCAACTGACAACTGACTTTCAATAGATAAGTTTTGTACTTCATATTCATAACAAGGTCCTGAATACGCTGAAGGTGTCGGTGTAGGGGTTACTGGTGTTGGGTCAGGAGTTGGTGTTGGTGTAGGTGTCGCAGGAGTACAACTACCAATTTTAGTAATTACCAAACTACCACCTATTGTACTAATAGTTGTGTTATCACACTTACATAGATATGCTACTTGTGATGCCCCTAATGTTTCACTATGGAATGTTCCATTACAATCAGTATATTCATAAATTACGGAATATGGATTTTCATTTCCTAATTCCCATTCTTCACATACACACGCTTCAGGTGTTGATGAAGGTGTCGGTGTTGGTGTAGGACTTGGTGCTGGTGGTGTTGTATCTGGCTCAATACTATAATCAGGAATTGGTAAATCAACTGAATTGAAACCACCCAACTCCTTAACCAAAACCACATCGTTAAAGTCCTTTCTAATGAGGTTTGCGTCCTTTATTTCCTGTATTCTATAGTTTGTATCTTTTAAGAAAATAATGTCATTAAAACTCAATTCTCCAATTTCTTGTGGGTCTAATACAAAACTACCTTCCAACTTTCTGGCTTCACTTGAGTATAGTTGGTTGATGTATTGTGAATGGAAACCATCAAATATTGTATAATTGGAATATAGGTTTATTTCATCATTCACCGTAGCAAAGTAATCCCAATACCTATCAAAATTCAAATCACTAAAAGTATTACTACCCCCTGATGTCAATTTAGATAAGTGTGATAAACAAGGATATGTGGATTGTGCCACAGATACCGTTCCCCCTGTTGTTCCACTCAACATATACCACTCAAATGGTGTGGTCTGTTCTTTGTCTACATAGTTGTATCTATTACCAGTCCAAAATACCAAATGTGGGTTTTTATTCTTTGTGGGGATTAGCTTGTCATTATCATCTCTGTCAAATAAATAAGGGATAATAAAGTCCTCACTATCATCTATGTTTTTCGTTGGGGTAGCAGTAAATGGGAATTCAATTTTCTCTTCACCTTTTAATATGTTAGATGCTGATGTGTAATTTCTTGTTCCGTATATTCTGTTAAAGTTTGTCTCTTGATATTTGTTTAAACTTTCTTCTTCACCCGATTTGTAGGTATAGATGACATCCTTCTTCAAGTTAAAATCAAGTGTAGACACCTTCCAGGACTTGTCTAACGCTAGTTTGTCAGTCCAATCCCTTACTACCCTATCTGGTTGATTAAAGTAGTCATTATAGGGGATAAATTCTATTGTCTTATTTACATCATCTTCAATCACCAACAGGTTAAACATACTGATGACTGATTTTAATAAATCCACACAATTTAAATCAGGTAATTGAGTTTGTATATCCACTTCAGTTGCGGGGATGGAACGTGGTGAAGCATATAAGTCAAACCTTGGCATACTATCATCAGCTTGACTGAAACCTCTAATTTCAACTTGTTTATTTATCGCAATAGAGCTTGCTATCCTAAAGGCTAAACCAACATAAGTCCCTGGATTAAGGCTTTTGTTAAAAAAGAAATCCTGACTTGTAAATGAATTACCTGCTTCACATAATCGGGTATCAACGATGTTTCCTGAATTTATTACATCTTTTGTTGTTCCCGTCCACATCTCAACATAGAAATCCTGTTTGATAACTGCTGGTACTTTTTTCTTATGTGAAAATTGTAGGTTAAACGCATACCTACCAGGAAATGGTACTTGAAACGCATTTACTAATTGTGAATTTAGTGATGGGTCTAATTCTTCATTACTAGTTGGATAATTGGTTAAACTATAATTATTCAAGTGGTCGTATCCATCATCCAAATATGTTCCAAATGGAAATACAATTCTATCACCCGCACTATTACCAATTTCATAATTACCCTGACTATACACCCTGAAGTAATTTTGGTTTTCACTCGCTTGAGGTGTTCCAATACCATAATCACCATTATTGGCTAATGTCATATAGATGGAACGGAAATAAGGACTATCAAAGAAATCACTTATCACCGTATAGGTTGATGCTGAAAATACCCTATCCAATACTTCCTTCAATCGTATTTGTGGTTTGAAATAAGTTGTGGGAACAGGATTGGCTATAGATGTAAATGTTGATGTCCCTGATAACTTAAATTCAAATGTTGGTAAATCAACTGAATTATAGACATACCCATTATGAGTTAGTCCATACAATATCTTACCACCAAATAAACCAGCGGTATCACCTGTGGTTGCCTTCCAACTTTCAAATACATTATCATAAGTTTGAGAGTGATATAAATCACCCCACGACAAGTCATTCAAATTTAAACCATCTATCTCACCTACAAAATCACCAACATCACTAACGATATAAACCTCAAACTCTTGGTAATCACCTGTATTTATTACTGAATTTAATCGTAGTGTTCCTCTAAAGATATCATTACCTTGTTTTTGTATTACACAATTCCTTCTTAACAAGGGGTTGAAATCAACACCATTTGCTTCATAGAAATTATTGAATATTTCTTTGTTGTTCTTTGTGCCAGGTAATGTGAATGTATTTGAGAAACCAGCACTTCTCTCTTGTAAATTCGTAATTGAATTTATGGATAAGTTTGCCGTTACTGGTATTTCCTCAAACAAATCAAGTGAGTAAAAACTACCACCTACTTCAAGTAATAATTGAGTTGTCATTATCTATTCAGTTTTAAGTTATTAGCGTATTGGTATGATAATTCCAAATTCACTACGTTTGTGTTTCCTCTTGTCTTTCTAACAAAGTCAGTTGTCGTTACGACCACAGGATTAAGTGTACCATCACTTTCAATTATGTAAACCTGTGGTGATGTGTATAATCCTTCCAAGTATTGAAAATCAGGTACGTTGATAAATCCTGAATTCACCACATGGGTTTCAGTCATAGATACATTAAAGACATCTCTACCTCTTGATGAATTTAAATGTGTTGGTGGATTTGTTGATGAAGCATCACCCCAATTTATATTATACTTTTGGTATTCTAACCTGTCTATCTTAACACCTTCACTTTTCCCTTTTAAGAAGCGATAATAGTCCCAAGTACCATATCTATTCAACCATACAAATTGGAGTTGATTAAACTTAAGACAGGTGTCGTCAATCTCAAAATGGAATGTCTCACTCACCGCTGATAATGGTAAACAAGATGGTGTTTCAGTTGCCAAACAATCACTACACCCTGTATAAGGGGTTATTGCTCCAATCTGCCAAGTTGATGACAAATCTTCACTCGTCCCTGTTGATATAATTTCATAACAATATCCATTATATGAATGTGTGCTACCAATAGTGTTAGATGTTGATACACAAGCACAAAACTCTTGTAAATCATCACACCTTCTAACCGTGGCTTTAATATAACCAGGAGCACAAGCACTTTCACCACAACTATCTTGTCCTGGTGGGTTTGGTCTTTCCCAATCATTACCCATCATCGTTACATCATAAAATGTTGTTCCACTTGGCATTATACTTTCAAGGTTTTTAGGACCAGCACCAACATTAAGAATACTCCAATCTCTTGCCGTCACAGAATTGTTTATCATTATCTGTAGGTTGTCCGTACAAGCACTCCAGGGTCCACCACCATTTGAATAGATGTTGTCTACGGTTGTTGATGATATAGATGTTCCATTACTATTATACCAATCGTATTTTACTGCTCTTGGTAATGAGGTATAGGTATCACTTGTATACCATCTGTAATTAGCAAAAGATAATGTGTAATAATCATCACTTCTAACCATCCTATTTCTTGGACTATCAGTTAAAAACAAATCACTACTATCTCTCATTATGTATGGAGTGAAATCAAAGTCTTCATTCCTATAAAGGAAATTATTTATCATCGTTCCATTATACACCCTTGTTGGTGTTGAAATAAATGAAGGGGTACCAGGATTATCTGTCAATCCATTATAGATGACAACTTGTCCTGTTGCTGTTGTTGCGTATTCTTCACCTACCCTAACATCCAAATCCTTGGCTTGTGGATAATTGTATTCTCTATCTTGTTGTGAGAATTTTTCTGTTGTATGAATATCAAATGTGGTTGAGTTGTCCGTTGTTTTTACATTACTTTCCAAAAATGCTTCCACAATATTGGATACGTCAAATACTCCAATACCTTGTGGGTTAGGTGTTGTCTTACCTCTGTATATTTTTACATCATTTAAATATACATCCCATACAAACCTAAATTTAAATTGACTTGTCTTATCACTTGTCGCAGCATAAAACAAACCATTTGTGTAAACTGGTTGTGCTAGTGATGGAGACTTAAAAATACTTCCTATTGCCATTATCCTTGTTCGTTAAAATTTACTATTATGAAATCCAATATTTCGTCTACATTTTCTTCTACAGCATCTTCCAAAAATGGTAATACTCTTTCTATCATTATGTCTTCACTCTTTTTGATAAAACCTATTCCCTTGATACCTTTTTTCTGTATGGATTTCATCGTAGCAAAGGTGAGTTGTTCTAAAGTTAAACCAGGTGCTGTAATATGTCTTGCTCTTAACCAAGCATTTATCACCCTGAATGGTGGTGGTTTCCTAAAAGGTCCTCTACTACCTTTATCAACAAAAAACGCTGCTGTCTCATTTCTTCTACCCTTGAAACCTAATTCAACAACCCAACTATCACCTCTATCAAATGTCTCATAATATACACTATCATAAAGTTGTCCTGTTGCTCTTTTGTCAGCAGGTCCACCCATCTTGTGTTGTCCGTAAAATCCTGCTGGTGTATAAGTGGGGGATGCCAGTTGTTCTCTAACAACCTTCACCATTATCCTACCTATTAAGTCAGCCGTTTGTTCTGTCAATACCATTATACCCAATAACTATAGTTATATTTTAATTTCAAGTATTCTAATACTCCATCATACTCAACATCTGTTAGTGCTCGGTCATAAATTATTACCTCAAATATTCCATTTTCTACATCAGGACCAGTTAAAAGAGTATCACCTAAAATAATGTAATCAGTTTGATTTGTATTTTGTACTCCACAATCATTTGGGTTAGCATTTAATGTTCCGTGTACACTTAACTCATCACCAACAAAATCACCTAATGTTGTACTTGAAACTTTCATTCTGTTGATAACAAAATCAGTATCTTCGTATGGTGTATACGTTTCTACTTCTCTACAAGTAAAATTAGACCAAACAGATAAATCAGTATTTATTTGTCCTATACCTAATGGTGATGTCGTCACATTACTTGTGCTACCTGTTTGTACGTTCATAAATGATTTAACACCACTTGTAGATGGTTTTGTATAAACAACAAATGTGGTTGCCTCACTCCAAGTTTTTGTTGGTGTGTTGTGAATAAGACCCGTTAGGTTTCTCTTATCCCACATCGCATAATATCCATTACTATTGTTATAGGTTGACGCTGAATAATCAGGACTAGAGTTGAATGGTGTTAGTGTAAAGTTATTACCTGACTTATCTAATACCTGTTGGATTTCACCTGCTAAATCACCAAGAGTGAGGGTTGACTGGTCTTGGAAATCATACCAAGCATACAATCCTTCAAGTTGACTTGGCTCATAACTTACTGGCTCCATAAATCTATCACATACATTCAAGGGGTCTAATGTTGTTAAAGTAATATCCAACGCCACGCCACCCACATTATCTTCCATTCTTTCTATGAAGCTCGTTGCCGTAGCGGGTATTTCAGTATCAAAGTATTGTTGTAAATCACCCAATTTAATTTCACCAATTAAATCCTTGGCAATCATATTCATATTTGATATTGCGGATACTCTGTTGTGTAAATCATCACTTAACCTATCTGCTATAATCACAGATATACTATAAGCGGTTTGTTGTTCGTCATAAGTTATGGCTTGGGGTACAACAAATAAAACAGGATACAATAATGTCCTGTCTTCTATGTCTTTACCATATTCCAATAAATTACCAAAACCAAACGCATTTAAGTCATAATGTCTATTGGTAAAATCCTCCAACAACTTAATGACTTTATGAAATGGTACATATTCTTCTGTAATCATATTCTATTTTTCCTTTTTATTTTATCTAACTCCCTCTTCTCTCTTTCGTAAATATCTTTGGCATCAGCCAGAAAATTTAAACATAGTGAAAGGGGCATGTTTAATACTTGTTCCAATTTTGTCAAATCTCGGTTTGTTAGTGTCATCATATTTTGCCAGTAGTATCGTCCTGTGATTTGAGTTGGAGTGTCAATAACCTCTTCAGTTTCTTCAACCTGTTCTTGAATATCTGTTTCTTCTTCGTCATCTTCTTCTGTCGTTCCAAAGAGTTTTGAATAAGCTCTAAAGACATTTTGGCGTGAAGCAAAAAAAAACCACTTACACCAATCCAATACTCAACTGGTAAATCCTTGAATTCTTCTTTTCTAACTTTCATCGTCTCCACATCATAATCTTCTATCTCATACTTACTACCCATAGTCCATTTTAGTGGACGATATAAAATAGACATAATGGTGTCAACATTCTTTTCAATACCATCCGCAATACACATCTCCAAATCAACCCAACCACCATAATTTATTTCATTAAGGTTTTTTTGTAGTCCATACTTCTTTCCCTTAAACTCAAATGTGGCTTGTACCTTCTCTTTATCGTAATTCAGGTATTTTGATTGTATCATCGCCAAGATGAATTGTATGTTTTGTTTATCAGCCTTTCTAATAATATCTTCAGGGATGTCTGTGTAGGCATTTAATAATTTGATGGGGTCTTTAATTAAACCTTCCAACTTTACCATCTCCATATATTTTTCAATAGTCAAATATTCTGGTATGTTATAGGTTTTGTTATCTACTTGTAATTCCATTTACACTAATGTTATTTTTGAGTTTGTTTCTCTTTTTATGACTGATTGTACCCCATACCTTACACTATCCCAAAAGTGATTGTATTTGTCATGGGGGACTGGTAATATCTTACCATCCTTATCTTTTTTGTATTTATAGTTTTGTGCTTCAAACCTTGCGTTGGTATCGTTCTTATGTAAAAATATCTTATGTCTTTTTAACAAGTCAACTCCATACATAATGGTTTCCTTCTTAACAGGTTTTATATTGTATCCTGCGTATCTTATTTCTTGTATTGCTGATGGTAAAGCACTATCAGCCCAAATGTCTTGAAATTTATCTATCCCTTCTTTTTCCATAAGATATATCAACTCACTAATGGTGATGTTTGATGTATAGATAATTTCCTTGAAGTATAATTCATTATCTCTTCTCCATATTCCTGCTAGTGATGTGCTGTCTGTAAAACCAAAGTCCAAACCATAACACAAAAACTTGGCACCTTCAGGGATGTCTTCATACTCGTGAATGTTGGGGAATATCAACGCTTCTTCTCTACCTCTTTCTCCAAGTCCGTAAATCAACCACAAATTGTGGTCGGTTTCTTTGAGTTTAAGGATTTCATTTACAACCTCTTTAGATAAATAGGGGTTATCTAAAAATGTGGATTTAATTGTGTTTACATCATCCCTTTCTTCCATGTCATAAATCCAACCAGAAAATTGTGATGGGTTGTATGCGAATATTATGGATGCTGGCTCTTTACCTTCTGTTCTTAATAACAACTGGTTTATTTCTTCATAACCCACTTCATTACACTCATCAACTATCAGGTAATCTCTCTTACGTCCCCTGACTTTCATCTCTTCATCCAAACTGAAGTATTCAATCATATTTGTTCCCAACTTGATAATACCTTCACTCTTGTTATGGTTGGAGGGGTTGTATATCCCCATGTCCTCCATAATACTAATTAAATCACGCAGGATGGATGATTTAAGTGCGGGTAGTGTATTCCTACATATTGACAGAGTTTTGTTGTCCTGTGTCAAAAGACGGACTAATGAAAATTGAAGCATGGAATAAGTTTTACTACTTCTTGTTCCACCAACAAGGGATACAATCCTTTTCTCATTCTCCCATAGTTTCTCAAATACTGGTGTTGCCTTTATCTTCATCTACTAATTTCCATTTATATCCCCATAAGGTAAAATTTCTTTTATATTGTCTTAAGATATTTTTGATATTGTTTTGACAAGGTTTTCCAAAATATTTTTCAATATCTCCAATACTATGAAATACTTGAATGAAATTATCATCCATATCATATTGGGCTATTTTATACTTTGGTAAAACACTTATATCTTCACCTTGTAATTTCTGTCTACTGAATTCAGCATACTTTTCATTCATCTCAAAACCCAACCAGTTTCTGTTTAATTCTTGTGCTGACAAACAGGTTGTTCCAATTCCGTTGAATACATCCAATACCAAATCCCCTTCATCTGTTAAAAGGTTGATAAAGTATGATGGTAATTCTTTGTGGTATGGAGCAGGATGACGTATCTCATTATCCCTTGATGCTGCTGCGGTTAGAAACCTAAACACATTATCTGGTCTAACCTTATCAGGGACAATTCTTTCTTTATAGATATGGTCTTGTTTTCCATCAGTTATGTTTTTGGAATATCTTGTCTTAACCGTTCTTTTTACCATATTCCTTTTTCTTTCTCCATCTATAATTTCTGTATCATTATTTATGGGACTTTCCAACCTCTTTAGATAACTTTCTGCTGGCTCTTGTAATACTCGGTCCATATAGAATTTAAGATGTTTCCTATCCTTAACAAAATGGAAAATAAACTCTGTGTTATTTCTAAACCTTTTCTTACTACCATTTGGTATTCCGTTTCTTTTGTGCCAGATGTATTGGTCGTAGAATTTTAATTTGGTTTCCTTCTGTGAGCGGTATATCAACTCATAGATGTAGGTACTTCTATACCCATTTACACACATATCATTTATGTTGAGTATGAAACTACCACTTGGTTTTAAAACTCTCTGTATCTCCTTAAAAAGGGGTAATATCCAATCAACATAATCTTTGGGTTTCTTTATTGAAACCACCTTACCATAATTTACAATATCAGCATAGGGTGGAGATGTAATAATTAAATCCACACTATTATCAGGTTGTTCTTTAATCAACTCAAAACAATCACCCGTTAGTATCTTGTTCTTCGTCATCAACAACCTTTTTTACTATCTCAATTTCAATTTTATTATCTTTGAGTGGTTGTCCTTGTGTTGATACATCCACTTCTTTCTTATCCACATAATCTTCAGGAAACATATTACGTACGACCAAACTCCATAGTTGTCCGTTGATGTTCTTTGAGTTATCATTTTCAAACCCACCCCTTACTTTTTCAAACCACCACAACTTACTATGTTCCTTTGCTTGAGCTATGGTGTTAGAAAAATCCTTATCTATCTCAAGTAATTTATAGTATGATGGACGAGAAATGTTTAGATAAACAATAAAATGGGATTGTGATTTTCCTTCCTTACCCATTTGAATTATCGTGGTTTTCCAGTCTTCAGGGAATATACCTTTCTTCACCAATTCCTTACTATTGGTGTATGCTGGTCTCCCTCTTTTTCCTGATTTCTTTTCTATATCTTTCATAATGATTTTATGATTTTTTCTATTTCTTGTTTAACAAAACTTTTGGTATGTACGGATGTCTTTGGATATACCAGTATGAATGCTGCGTATATTTCATTCCACATCTCTTCAAAACCATTTTCAGTTTCTTGTGATATTCTGTATAAATCCAATAATGAGTTTACATAAGTTGGATTATCCAAGTTGTTGTTTTTATATTTCTGTTTACAATTACACCCCATGTGTCTTTAACTTTAATGATATTTTTTTTAGTAAATCTGCGATTTCATATTCTTCTCTTTCTATAAAGTTGGGGATAAGCTCTTCAGCTACATAAAACACACTTAAATCATTACCCTCAACTGATTTAACAATCACATCCTTGATGTAATCATTTTGTTCTTCTTCAGTTAGTTTAAACCAA